GAGGTATCTCCTCCCTGTCTGGAACTAGCCCCAGACGAAATCGCCTGTTGTTAGCTCAGATATGCCTTTAATGGCAACAAAGGAGTGCAGCTCCTAGCGTGATTGCTAGTGCAGATGTTACTTTGGTATCTGCTGACTAATAAGTTGGTGGTGAGGACCTACAGCGGTAGGCCACATGTGGAGTATACCTTCTTCATATTGGTGTATGGATACCTTGGGTGAAAACCCTTGGATTAAACTTCGGTCATTACTGGCCGAGTGGTGACACAATATGGGTCAATCTTCCCGAAAGGAGGGGTTGATTAAGAAGTGCTACGGAACTGAAAGACTATTCAGAACTGGTACGTCGCTAAAGGTTAGTCGGTAACATTCGAACCCGATAACCCATGGAGCTGGTAAACTCAGTTCTTCTAGTAATAGGACGGCGTAAGGGGATTGATCTCCCTATAGCACACCTCCGAGAGGGGGCTTAAGAGAGGAGAAATTCGGTGCGGCGAAAGCTTAGACCCGGAAAGTACCTGTGTGGTCTTCGGAATTTTACCTTTGGCTTATGGAAGCCCGCTAGCGGGCCATCTTCATAAATTAAACCCTTGAAGCATGGTCTCAAAGATATCAAGTATTCAAAACACTGATATAATTCAGGGTCTGCAAGGATCCTGAGGGACGGTAACTATTTGTCCATATGGTACAACAACCGAGAGCGGTTAACCCCGCAAGCCTTATCCGAGGCGCCTGCAGCCTATGTCGGTGACGATGTAGAAACTGAGGTAAAAGGAATGATCTAGATCTCTTCATGTCATTAACTAACATGAATGTCTTATCACTCAGGAATATTATTCCTAAGGCCCGGGGAATCCCCGGTGCCTCTTTTACTTGGCAGACCGCTAGAAATGGCGGTCGCGCCCTGGGAGCGGCACTCTTACGAGTGGTTGCTTTCAGGGAAGGTGGACTTACTCGAGGTTGGTTCCGAGCAGCCTTCAAATTTGCTAGGCTAGTCGCGAAGCTACGTGCTTCAGGCGGGTGGCGATACGTCGTAGTCTATACTAAGGCTTGTGCTGTTTTGTTGCAACAAGCAGCTTCAGGTCAAAAATTGGACAACACTCGTCGACTGAATTGCGCGGTTTCACGTGCGCGGGACGGCCTCCCAAGAGTGATTCCCTATTTACATAGGAATCAGATACGTTCCGGAAGTGTCTGGACAGTAAAAATATGGCTTTCGTTCTTCTGCATATATCGAGTAATCGATATACCAGGGGTTCTGAAGTTACAAACGATAACTGACAAAGGCACCATGAGGTCGTGTACCTTTTGGGAGTTCCTAAGTTTCTTTAAACTCTGGTCTCCTATCCTATTAAAAATGATAGGACAGAGACCTAGAACCGATCCATGGACTCGATCCCATAGTTGCAGCCCCAAACCAATGGGTGTGACATCATCTCCTCTCGGTAGATACCTACTTTCACGTAGACTATCGAACGAGATGATCGCGATGGTGTATTCTAATGATTGGAGAGGCTTAGGGTTGGCTCTAAAACCCCAATGGCTAATTCTGACGAAAAGCGGCCCGAATACAGGTACTCCTGGATTCTTGGATATGGGTTCGAACACGAACCTAGGATCACTGACTACAGACGTTCTCGTCTGGTTGTCACATCCCCTGTTCCCGCTCTTGCAAGAGTGGATCAAGGCTGTTGGAGGCGGTATCTTCGGTGCCCACAAGGTACTGAACACTGACTTCTTCAGTCGTGTGAAGGACGTAATTCCTCGGAAACAAATCGAGAAGGTGGTACCAACCAAGGAGCATGATGTCTCCTGGTTTTGGGACGATGAGTTCGACGTTCCTGTCAAGACCTTCCGGTCAAAAACAGGGCGTGTACCTCCTGGATCACAGGCCCTCCCAGGGTTTGGGACTCGAAAAGGTCTTGGGAAACTAGGGTTCAAGGTTGAACCCGCGGGCAAGATACGTGTTTTCGCTATGGTGGATAGCCTCACGCAAATGTTACTGGCCCCCTTACACAATGCACTGTTTAACATCCTAGGAAAATTTCCAACGGATGGGACGTTCGATCAGATAGCTCCCGCTAAGCGGCTCCTTTCCAAAGGATGTAAGAGCTTCTGGTCTTATGATCTTTCGGCTGCAACGGATAGGTTCCCCGTAAGTTTGCAACAGGCGGTAATGG